CGACTCCGCACTGGATCCCGATCCCGTAACGGTTAACATTATTCCCGTCGTTCTGAAAAAACGCGGCATGACTGGAGGCATGGTTCGAGACGACGACCAGGGCGTCGTAATAATAAACCGGGAGTCCGACGGCTCCGTCGCGCGCTGAATACGACTCCAGGCGACCAGTCGACCCGGAGGACATATTCCAGGATCCGACTCCGATAACCCCGTCTGTCTGTTTAAAATCCCCGTAATAATGATAAAAATCCCCCGCCGCCTGGATATAATAAGTATCGGAGGCGTTAACAATAAAATATTTCTGATTGTTTTTCCAATGGAGAAAACCATCCTTTCCGATATGAACCTGATCGTAACCCTGTTTAATTGCGAGGGCGAACTGTTCGGTCGTAAAGTTAACCGTTAACGACTGCTGAATATCTCCCTCATAATCATAAACCCACTCGAACCCGTCCCATACATAATATGTATAATGGTCATTTGTCTGTAAACTGTTTGAAATCTGAACGCGGAGCCTTAAATAAATGGTCGACGTCGTCGGTATAAACGAGAGATATCCCAATCCGACCGGAAACGCGGAGAGGTTTCCGGTCTGAGATCCCGTCGAATTTGATGCGGAGTCCAGGAGATTATCGTTCGCGTCATAAACATAAACCGTATAAGTTGCCGACCAGGTTCCATATAACGTATAAACATGAGTTTCTCCGTCGGTTTCGTCGTAATCATTTGTCGGGAGTGTATATCCCAGGGAACAGTTAACGTAAAAATCGACAATATAAGGGAGGTTCGGAGTAACAGTAAACGAATATGTCGACGACTGTTTCGAGGTGTACCAGTCGAGATATGTCGTCGTCGTGTATTTCTGACAGTAATAATAATCGTCCGAGGTTCCAACGTCGTAAAGAGTTTTAACAACGTCCGTATATGTCGCCGCGTATGAACCCGAATAACTGGTCGCTCCCAGGGAGAGGAGGGTCGATCGGGTTTCGATTGTTGACGGGTCACAAGTATAACGAACGATCCCGGCGTCATCTTTTAAAATGATCGAGGGATCCGCCGCGTCGAAATACATTCCCCCGGAGGCGGTCTCCGCCTGGAGGAGATCTCCGGAGATATCCCATCCTCCGACCGATCCCGCCGTCGCGACGACGGATCCCTCCAGGTACGCAACCCCGGCATATAATCCGTAACCCGAAATCGAGGATCCATTAAACGAGAGACCGTCGAGTTTTCCGAGTCTTACTTTCCGATCCGCGAGATCTATCGTCCCGGAGGTCACTCCGTCCAGGACTTCGATATAAGGCGCGTTCGTATCCGAGGCCGTTAAATAAACCGCTCCCTGGCGCGCGGTGTTCGACGAGTTTCCGATCCGAACAAACGTCCGTCCCTTGCAAGTTCTTTCCCCGACCGGAACCGCACCCCCCGCGACCGTCGAGACCCCGACCGTCGTCGATGTTACGGCCTGGACTTTATAATCATAAGCAAAAACAGATCCTCCATTATATTGCTGAACCCGGACGATATCATTAACCGCAAACGTATTAAACCCACTCTCAACCGAGAAAGTATACCAGGATCCGACCAGGGTCATATCCGAAACGGCCTCGACTGCATCCGAAACCCATAACGAACCGTTCGTCGCCCTGATTTTATTAACCTCCAGGGAATAAACTCGCATATTTCCCCGGACCAGGAGATTGTCGACCTCGAGAGAATATTTACTACTGGCATAATCCAGAGAGAACCCGGTTCCGGTATATCCTGAACTGAACGAGACAGATTTCGAGTCGATATCATCCAGGACGAGAGATCCGGGGAGAGTTGTCACTCCTGCACTCGTCGCCTGGATATACCTCCCCCAATCAGAGTCACCAGTCGAATATTTTCCGTATAACTGAGATCCTGGAGTCCCCGACGAGTTGACAATCCCCAGGGATCCGACCGCGCTCGCGTTGTTTGGAGTCGACGAAAATATTTTTAACTGAGGAGCAAACGAGCCGTCTGTAAATTCAATTAACGCCGCTCCGAGAGATCCCCGGAACCTGGTCGCGTTTCTGAACGCTTTAATCCCGTAAATATCCTGATTGCCCGTTAACTTTACGACTGAGTTATCGATCTCTGTCTCGGTATAATACCTCCCATCGAGTGCGCCTCCGGTTAACTCCGTCTCGGTATAATACCTCCCATCGAGTGCGCCCCCGGTTAACTCTGTCTCGGTATAATATCTCGCGTCCAGGACTCCGTCGGTCAGTAACTCGGTTTTCGTATAATAGTTCGAGAGATCCGTCGGGGGAGTCGTTCCGGCTGTTTGATAAACATAAACCGGAGAGTTCTTTCCCTGGAAATAATCGGGGTTTCGATATCGAGAGGTTAATGTAACGTCCATTTAAACAAAGGTTATCGTTTCCGTATTGTCATATTCTGATAAGGTCATTTCGTACTCGTCTTTATCCGGACTATATCCGTATGAGGTCAAAACAAACTTTTTCCCCGCCTGGAACGAGTCGGTAAACATAAACAGGGGTTTGAATTTACTCGAGGATTTTATGGTCGACGAGAGTTGAACCCTCGTCCGGTTGTATAACTGAAACTTATTCCGGATAATTCTTTTCGCGAGACTCTCGGATAAAATCCCGTCCGACGTCCAGGTCGACGTCCTGGTCGTAAGATCTGACCCGGTCAATATCCCGTTTTTGATGTTAACATTTCCGGCGTCATACATTTTTAATGTAATCTCTTTTTTATCCAGGAACCCTGTATTTAAAACTCCCGAGATATTATTATTCTCCAGGGGAGCGGAGGCGGTTATAAAGACGTCTCCATAAAAACAGGTAAACGCCGGGGTTAATGCTCCCCCTGATTTCGAGATTAACTCAGTCCCGAGACATAAAACGAAATCGTTATCTCCGTCCGAGATCCCGGAGACCTCTCCGATCGGGATCGATAAAGTGACCTCCATTGAGTCGTTAACCGGATCCATATCTGAACCCTGGATCTCGAGGGTCTGAATTTTTGACTCCTCCGTCCCTGATTGTCTCTCCCAGGTTCCCGCGTTATCGACGATAAAATAATTCCCTGGAGTATGCCGGAGATACCATTTAAAGTTAAACACATAATCCGACCAGGATCCCGTAAACGTTCCGAGGACGCCTTTCAGAGTCGCAAACTTAAACTTAACCGTTAACGACGTCGAGGAGTCTTTCGTTATTTTAAACCTGGTATATAATCCTCTCCAGGTTTCATAACCTCCGTCATATATCCATCCTTGTCGTAATATTGCGTTCGAAATGTTTTTCCAGGGGAGGCCGGGATTAACCCAGGAGATCCCGGATCCCTCGTTCCATTTCTGCCAGGAACGATAACCGGGATAAGGGACGACGCCGTTAACGTCTGAGGCGTTCGTCATATCATTGACCGTTAAATTAAATAACGTCTGTTGTTCCAGGCGAACCTCGATCTCGCGGAGTCCTGTTATTGATCCGAACGTCTGACTCTGATCCTTTAAAACCAGGGAGGAGAAATCCAGGGAGGCGTCGGTCGTCTGAGCGGTTGTTCCGGAGGACGTATAACCATAACTGGATCCGGAGGCATAAACGACGTAATTCTGAGGATTATTCCAAAGATCTTCATATCTCTCAATATACCAGGATCCGTTAAACCAGTATAAATAACAGTCGAACGCGGAGAGGATCTTTTCGATTATCTCCAGGGCGTTATCCCGATCGATGTTATCTTTCCAAAAGATTTCATTAAATATGCCACTCCTGTTAAACAGGGTTTGACCCGTTCCCAGGGAGGAGCCAGTCGGATATAATTTCGAGTTGACTCTGATCGGATCCGGGGATCCCGTTAACGCTAAACAGGCGTTTATTATATCGATAAACGTCCTGTTCTCCAGGGTCTCAATTAACGAGGGTTTGACATACTGTAATTTTGAAAGATAACTCGAGGCGTTTAATCTGAACGGCCTGTTTTTAAGATATGTTATCTCGTTCGTTTCACTATTCAAAAACCCTGAGAACATCGTAAACGCGGACGGGGAGGTCTGAACGATCCGGACGCGATATTCTCTCTCCTCCGCCGTTATCAATGGAATGAGAGTAAAAAAATCCGCCTGGTTATTAAGGATCTCAAACGAGGCCGTTAACCCGATAACCGGAACGTTCCATCCCCCGAACGAATATCGGATCCTGGTCGTTCCCGGCGTGATTATAACGTCGGTAACCGCTCCCGAGTAATCCTCCTGGTCAATATAAATATAACCCTGGATATTTTTCGAGGAGAAACCGCCGCGATATTTATTCCCGTATGCCATATCAGAACGCCGCGTTTAACTTTAACTGTTTGTCAATAAATGCGACGAGTTTATAACCGTCGATCTCGAACCTGACCGTCTCGTTCCGCCTGGATCCTCCCTCCGGATTTATAAGACTCTTTAATTTACTCAGGGGGGAGATAACCTCCGGATCCCTGGAGGCGGACGGATATTCTCCGACCAGGGCGTTAACTGGCGAATATGCGATCCCTCCTTTTGCCAGGGGAGTCGCGGATATCGTCGCGATTTGTGCCGCACCCGCCGCCGCGACTAATGCTCCCGTTATAAACCCGAGGACTCCGCCCTGTCCGAACGCTTTAGTAACCCCCAGGGCGGTATTTATAAGAGCCTGCATAATCGCGACCCCCTTCTGTTTCTTTGCGTATTTTTTCTCGATAGCCGCTTTTTTCTCCTCGTTATCCCCCGCCGCCGCGAGTTCCTTCTGTTTTGCCGCTTCGAACATCTGAGAAACGACCTCCGTCGCATACAGAGCCGCGTCCATATAACCCATCGCTCCCTCGATTTTCTTTTGTTTGAGTTCCTCCGCGCGCGCGATCTCCTCCTCGAACATCTTTTTATTTCGTTCGTCGATCTCTCCCTGGATCCTGGCGACCTCCCCCCGATATTCCTCCTCGAATATTATCCCCTTCTGATAATGATCCGCCAGGAGCATGAGTTCTCCCTCCAGGGTCTCGGACAGTTTTTTCTCCCGGTATGCCGCGATCGAGTCCGCTTTCGCTTTCTCTCTCTCCTCGATTGCTTTTAACGCCTCTTTCTCCGCCGCGAGTTTCTCCGCCGCGAGTTTCTGATCCTCGCTCTTTTGTGCCGCGCGGATCTCCTCCATTTCGTTCTTAATAGATTTAACGACCTCCGCGCGCTCTCCCATTAATTTAATCAGATCCGCCTCCAGTTGACGAACCTCCCGGATATCTTCGACCGAACTCTCAGACGCCGCGTTCTCGTCTCTCTTTATCCGGAGAGCCTCCTCCGCGAGTCGGATCCTGGACTCGAATAACTGTTCGGTTATCTCGAGAGACTTATTCCCGGCCTCCAGGCGTGTATTAAAATCCAGGAGTTTATCGGAGGCGACCTCTCTCTGTATCTTAATCGCGGAGTTTAATTTTGCCTCCTCGACCAGGAAATCAATATTTTTCATTTCCAGGGAATGACGCCTCTCGTTTATGGCCTGGATCGCGGAGATCTCTTTTTTAATCCCCGCGAGTTTCTCTTTTGCTTTCGCCGCCGTCTCGTCGAAATCCATTCCCGTCGTCATTGCAAACGCCGCCTTTCCCATATCGACGAGATTATTTTTCATCTCCTCGAAATACTTTTTACTTTCCTCTCTTTTCTCCTCGTTAAAGATCCCCGCGACTGCCAGGGCGACCCCTTTCGCTCCGTTCGCGATTGCCGCCCATCCATTTTTAAAGTAATCGACCAGACCCTCGAACCTGTTAACGATGTTCTCTTTTATTGCCGTCCACAAATCCGCGACCGCTTGTTTGGGATCCTCGAACGCTTTAACCAGGAACCGACCGACCCCGATTAAAACATCTTTAAACGCCGTAAAAACTCCCTTTAAAAATCCCGTTACTGTTGCGAGTTTATTCGCGCCGTCGACCGTCCCTTTCAGATATGCCGTAACGGACGCGATCGCGACCCCTATCCCGACAAAAATGGCTCCGATCCCGGTCGATATCAGGGCGGTTTTTAATGCTCCCATTCCGGAGGTCAGTCCCTTAACAGATTTTAACGCTCCCGAGATCGCTCCGGTCATTGCGCCAAAACCTCCGGTCATTCTCGAGATCCCGTTCGCCGCCTCCCCTCCCAGGGTTTGAAATGCCTCCTTAACTCTCCCGGTTGCGTCCTTTGCGTCTTTCTTAAAATTTTTAAGAGAGGATTTTGCCCTCTCAAGACCCTGCTGGAGTTCTGCCGTTGACGCCCTTAATCGGAGGGAAAGATCTGTTAAAATTGCGGTCGACATAAATTCAGTTTAATTATAAAGACGTTTAAAATATTAGTTTCATAACCCTAAATTTATATACATATAAGGTATATATATTAAATATTCAAAATCGCAAATTTGCCCCTTTTTATTCGATTTAAGCCACTCTCCCCCCTGGGAGGTATGTTTGTATTACCGAGGGGGAGATCGTTCTTTTCGCTGATACTCAACTCGTTACGAGGGTTATTTTCCATTGTCCGAAATCTCCTCAATTTTAGGATTTTCATTAAAAACCGGGATTAATTCGACCGTTTTTTCGTGCATCTCTGCCAGGCGTTTATCGAGTTCGTCCCATTCCTCCGGGGTTGGTATATACACATCCTCCTCCGGGACATACTCCTCGTCATGTTTGAATTTCATTAATTGACGGGGGTCTCTGATACGACGCGACTCAGGAATGACCAGGTTATATATATACATTGTTTGCAATCTCATATTATCGAGATCGAACTCCCGTCCCCGGTTTCGTTCGTCCGCGTATGATCTGAGCGCAAAATATATTTCCCTCGGAGTGCAAAACTCGAACTCCCGAGGAGTCATCCCCAGGAGTGCGAGAGCATAACCCTGGATCTCGTCCAGGGTTGTGTTAATTACTTTCTTTTTTCCTTCGGAGGTTGCGCGTTCGTCCCGCGAGTCTGACCTCTCTCCTGACTTGCACTCGGGGACGTCGGGAAAAAATCCGGGATCCTTTCAATGAACTGCATCATTACCGCGTCCAAGATCATCTCCGCGTCCTCTCGGTTGAAAGGATTTGTTTGTTCATCCTGTTTATATCCGGCCTCGATCGAGTGCCAAAATAGTATCTCGAGATCGGTTATATCCTCTCCCTCGATAGTTGTAAACTCTTTACCCGTCTCCTGTTTGTAACGTTTGAGGGCATAATACCCGACTGAAACGGGGATCTCCTGATTTTTGTAAACTAATTTGATTGTCATTTTATGGGTTTTATGGTGTGGTTCCGGTACTTAACAGGGAGGACGCGTCGAACGCCCCGGAGAACCGGGAGACGTTTCCGACCTGGAACGCGGCGGAGAGTGCGGTTATAAATCCCTCTCCGAAAAAATATGTCGTCGCGGAGGCGGACGATTTTATCGTCGCCTTAACCGGGAGGTCATTTTCTTTAATTTCTGTAATAAGGTGAGCGAACCCGCCCTCGATCCTTTCCCACCAGGTCGGAGACGTGAGGGGTTCGTGGTTAAGGTTTCCCGCCTGGAGTGACTTGTAAACTCGTTTTTCGTTTGCGACGGTCGTCCGATATAATAACTCCCCGGCGGGATATGTAGCCGCCGCGCTCCATTCTGAGACCTGGATCCAATGGACGCCCCCGTCAGTTGTCGGGTTATGTCCCAGGGTCGTCGATTGTGCCTCATAACAGGAACCCGCGATTATTACAAAACTCCCCGCGCTATAACTCGTCGTCGGATCCCATATATACGGGATCGAGTTATCCCCCCTGGTTATCATTCCGTTAAATGCGACCTTCCACTCCTTAACGTCGACGAGTTTATTTTTCCACTCATCCCCGAGTTTCGTAACGTCGACGATCTGTTTGTTAATTTCCAGGGAGAAATCCGTACAATACGCGATAACCATTCCGCCATAAATGAGAGCGAACTCCTTAGATAAAATCGGATCGATTGCCATCTGTTTATTATTAAGGTTTTAAAAAGAGATCCGGGGGAGAGTTACTCCCCCTGGATCCTGACGAATATATTAAATTGACAACGCTCCCGTTCCCTCGAGACTTCCGTTATATGTCATCTTATCCCCGACCTGGACTCCCGTCGAGAGAGCCGTCAGGAACGCGGATCCGGAGAGTCCGATCGTTCCTCCGACCCCTGTATCCGCCATTGCAACGGTCAGGGCGTCGTCAGAGCTGACGATATTTGTTAGCATCTCATCATATACGGAGTATGTCGCATCCGCGCCCCTTGTAACCAGGGCGTTAAATGAGACTTTCCATTCTTTCAGATCGACGAGTTTCTCTTTCCATCCCTGGGACGAGAGAGAGGTTATTTCGATAACCTCTTTATTTATCTCCAGGGTGAAATCCGTACATCTCGCGATTACCTTCCCCCCGATTGAGAGGGTCATCGCTTTGGATAAAATCGGTGTGATTGCCATTGTAAACGAGTTTTTAAATTGTTATTTATCAAATATTACCTTATACTCCAATACTTTAAAATATCTCCCTTTCTCCTGATCCTCCCCGTTATTGTCATTATCAAACGTAACGTCCAGGATATTCGCGTCCTGGTATTCATCGAGGAAACTATGGACTAAATCCGCGATCGTCTCGTTTTCCCCAGGATCCGGGGAGAGAATTACAATATAGAGACTGTAATCCTCGAGGACGTTTTTCGCTCCGAGAGTATGAGTCCCGTTTTCCTTCTTATATGTAAAGACGATCGCGGATAAATTAACGTCCAAATTATCCGGATAATTATAGGCATAAATTCGGGTCGACCCGTCCGCGTTCCATAACTGAGAATTAAGGGAGGAGTTCCCGTTTAATACTGTATTTATTGAACTGGCGAAACTCATTTTACTGAATATTTCTTTAACTGCTTGGTTATTGCCCTGGCGACATATTGCCCGTATTCCTGAGTTACCGCCCGGATTACCTCTCCTGTTTTTGCCTCGATTGTCGAAACGACTCCCGTCTCCCTGGGATTGACCCGTCCCCTGGACGCTCCTCCCCCTGACCTGGATTTCGTTTTAACCTTAACGCCTCCGACCCAGGCGGAGGATCTGTTTAACTTTCCCTTAGTCTCTCGCTCGTTTGTCCCGAACTGGAGGAACCGGAGATAAAAAGCATCGGTCGAAACCCCGACATACATTCCGTTTTCCGTTCCCCTGGCTTTGGTGACCTTAATCCCCCGTTTTGTGAAATTAGAATATGAGAGGGAGGACTGGATCGCGGGTTTAAGGATCCGCGTTAAGACGTCCCGGTTTGCATCCTGGAGGATCTTATTCGTTATCCTTAACGGTAACGTCTCCAGGGATTTCAGAACCTCGTCGATCCCTTCGATTTGGAATTTATCGACCTGGTTATTCATCCGCCCACATTATTGTTTTAAGATTGAACCCCTCGGATCTCCCGATCGGTTCGATATGGGTTATCCTGTAATACTGTCCCAGGTATTTAACCCGACATTTATAATTAATCCTCTCGTCATAACGGACGGTAAACGTCGCATCCGTCGCGACGTTCTGACCCTCGGATCCGTTAACCATGCGTCCCCCGGTAAACAATACTCCGCCCCTGGTCTCTTTCAAAAGAGTAAACGTCTCTTTCGGTTGTCCGACGGTTGTCCCTTTCGCGACGGTTGCGATCTCGATTTCGAGCCATTTATTTAAGAGGTGACCGATCATTCTGTTTAATTTTCCCGCTCATAATCGACATGAGCGCAAACATAAGGTTCCGTTAATCTTTCAAATAAACCCGTCTCCCGGACGGAGGCCAGGACGGAGGGCGCGCGGTCGTAATCATACAGACCCGCGATCCTTATTAAAATAGCCTGTTTCAGATCCTCGGGGATCTTTCCGGTATCGTATCCGGTCTCAAAGGTGACCGTTAATTCTGCCGTATCGATATCCGAGTCGAGTTCGACGCGGAAACGATCGCGGTATATGTAAGTATTAAAATTCGAGAGAGGAGTCTCGGTCTCGTCGATCTCGATCGTCGTTATTGAAATCAGGTTCCCCTCGTTAACCCGGATCGTCCCTCCGGCAAAATCGTAACGGGTCAGGACGTTAGTCGTTTTCGCGATATCTTTCTGAATACGGCTCTCCGCGATCGAGTGCGCGGCCTTAATCAGGGAGTTAATATACGCGTCATCTTTGACAAAATCCTGATCGAGACCGATCTGTCTTTTTGCCTCCTCGAGTGTGACGTGGTAAACCGTTTTTACTTTGTTAATCATAACGACCGTTTTAACTTGAAAGGAGGGCGGGGAGGTTTGGATCCGTCAGGAACCAGGAACCCGGCTCCCGCCACTCCTTAATCATTGTAACCCGCTGAAACTATGCGAGTGAAATGTTACGTTTCGCGGCGAACGCGTAAGGATTTGAGTCGACCGCTCCCATCCTGGCAAAGGTTATTTTAACATAACCTGAGTCTGATCCGGTGTACGGGTCGATCAATAACTGAACGCCACCCCAGAAACCGACATAAGCCTGTTTCCAGTCTCCGTAAATCGCGTCGTACTTGTTGGTATCGTGGAGCGGGAGGAAACTCGTCCCGAACGCCTGGATCCCTCCGATCCTCCCCTGGTTGTTCCCCGAGAGAAAATCGACGATGAAATTCGCGGTGTTGCTTGCTTTCTCTTTCGAGGCCAGGAAATAGAACAGGGCTTTTGAAAGGAGGAATTTCTCATTGACGAACATATCCGACGTCAGGGCGGAGATCTGAGCCAGGAGTCCGGCGTAAGTGATCGCGTCGGCGGTGTCTGAGGTTGCAAACCCTGACATCACGTTAACCGCGACGGCGTCCAGGGCGACCATCGATCCGACCTTTCTGTCGATTGATCCGATCATATCCGCGAGGATTGACGGGAGAACCGACGCCTCCGAGAGTGACTCCATTGTAAAATTCTGCCATCCCTGGATCCTCCCGGCGGTCAGGGTTCCCTTTGTTTTTGTCGGGACGCTCTGAGTCGCGGCGGACTGTTCGCTCGGACTTGACGCGCTGTTCCCCTGGCTGAACGGGATCTCCAGTTTGCCGGACATGAGGTTCTCATATACGGTGACCCCGAGATCTCTGTAAAGAGGAGAGGCAACGACCAGTCCCATATCCGCGTCCTCGGTAAACGTCGGGATCCATCCGGACGATGCTCCTGTCGTTTTGGTCTCCTCGTTTGCGCGCTTGAGTCTTTCGTCCCTGGACATATAACTCCGGTTAACGAACATCTGAGGGAGGAACAGGTTTCCGATCGCGCCGGATACTCCCCGGAGTTCTTTCGCGGCTTCGTCGTGCATCTCCTTTTCGAGGCCGGTCAGGATCCCGCCCCTGGCCTCGGAAACGGCCTTAACGAAATCATACCTTTTGACGGCCTTTTTTTCCTCCTTATCGAGGGGAGCCTGACCCGCAATCGTGCGGTTCAACTCTGCCTGGCGTTCCAGGACTTCGATCTCCGCGTTCAGCTCGTTAACCCTCTCGCTCGCGGCCTTCCACTCGTTCGACTCCTGTTCCGTCCTCTTGCGGTTTTCGCCTGACGCCTTATTGAGGATTGCATCCATTTGGCGGATCTTCTCTGTTCTTTCGACCAGTAAATCATTTAATTTTTTCATTGTCTGTTTTTTTTGTTAATGAATATTTGATTATAAAGACGTCCCCGATTTTGCTTTATGGAGATCGAGGATCATTTTATCGAGGTCGTTTTCGGCCTCGACGCCCTCCCTCTCCTGGTCGTCATCTCCCGGATTGTCGTTCGAACTTCCGTCGGATCCTGATCCGCCCTCGGAGTTATCTCCTCCCTGGTCATCAGATCCGGCGGTTCCTTCCCTCTCCTGGATATTGAGTTCCTTATACATTCGGGACGCTCTTTCCACATCGATAACGGTCTGTTCGTATGCTCCCCGGAGGGTGCAAATCGTAACATCGAACAGGCCGGAAACCTCGTTAACATAATGGACGAGACTCCCGTCTCCGTCTCTCTGCCAGGTCTCCCCGGCGTCGTTAACGGTAAACATAAATGAGCAGTCTGTGTAATCCCCCCGCGCGATCATTTCCCTGGTATCCCTTCCGGCCTGGGTGTTCGGGACGGGAGCGCGGAAACTGAGTCCGATCTGATCCTCCTGGAGAACCAGGTTCCCGGAGACTGTTCTCCCCAGGTTGTAAAAATGGTCGTGATCCAGGGTTAAAACGACATCCAGGCCGGGATCCTGGAGGATCCTCGAGAACGCTCCGGGTTTTATGATTTCATAAAACATTTTTCCGCGCTCAAATATCAGGCGGGAGCGGGTGTTAAAGACTGCTCCATAACCGACAAAATATTCGATATCGTCGACGGTCTCGATCCGGATCGAGGGTTTATTCTCTGTTAAAATTGTGAACCTCGTTTGTTTCATTGTCTTACTGATTTTGGGATTTCGTGGTTTGTTTCGTCGTGTATTTTTCGACCGACATCATATTCGACTGAATATAATGGTCGTCGCCTCCCTGGTATGTATCCAGTCCCTCCAGGCGCGCGATCTTGTTCGGGGTTATGGCTCCGATATTCGCGAGGATCCTGTAACCCTCCAGGCGGTTCCGGTGATCTGTTTCGATCAATGCCATGAGATTAAACTCGATTGATTTCCCCGCTTTTCTTTCGGCAGTTGTCAGGAGTTTATATTCCATTTCCTGACGGTACATTCGGGAGATAGCCGAAACGGTGTTCGACTTAAATCCGAGTTGTGTCTGTTCGATATCGTTATATTTGCTCGCGGTCTGATTGCCGACCATATGAGAGGGGATCCCGTATAACGCCGCGATTTTATTGTCGTTAAACTGGATCATATTCAGAAACGCCGCGTCGATCGCGTTCATCTGTAACTCCTGGATCTCTGTATTCGGAGGTAACGGGAACAGATCTCCGGCTCCTTTGGATCCGCCATATTTTTCCTTTAAGACGTCGAGAGCCTCGAGCATCTGTTTTTGATTTGCTCCCGCGACGGTCGATTTGATAACTTTCGGATTAACGCCGGACGCCTTATAAAACTCGTCGATCGTCGACATTCCCTCCCAGGTTGTCGAAAGGTTTAACCGGAGAGCCTCGATCGGGTTCATTCCCATAATCCCGTCCTTTGTTATCATTCGGAAATGGAGCATATCTGACGCGGGGACGGTGTCAAAATCCTCGGGTTTGTCAACCTTTGAGACCCGATAAAATAATTCATTGTTAACGAGTTTATATCCCAGGACTCGCGAGGGAGAGATTATCTCCAGGTAATCGACGAGTCCCTGGTTTGCCTTTCGGAATATCCTCGCGAACGAGTTTCCTTTCAGATTTCGGATAACCTCCAGGGCGTTAAAAAATGAGTATGACGTCGTGTATGTGTTCGGGTTGTAATGGATAATATCATACAGATAATGATCTTTATCTTTCTGTTTACCCAGGGCGGGATCGTCCGAATAAACTCCGACTCCCATTCGACCGATTGTTTCCCCGAGGATCTTTACACAAGTGAAAACAGTCGAGATAATTTCCGCGTATTCGTCGCTATATTTATTATGATTTCCCCCGATATTATTAACGAGAGCGGTTACAAACTCTTTATCTCTCCCGATTATAATCTTTTGAAACGGGTTAAGTTTTGAGATAAAACTCATAATTCAGTTTTCAATTAAAGACGTTCGACAAATTAATTATCCTTTTTTTCGACGACATAATTCAAATATGACTCGAGACCCGCTTTCCCTGGATCCAGGTTAACCGATAACCATAACGCGACGGACATCCCGACGGAGACCGCGCCGTCGACCGCGTCCCTGGACTTGTTTTTCATAATCTTAATGTTCCCGTTTCCGTCCTGGTATAATACGACGTTCCGGAAATTCCATAACAGAACGGGGTTATTTCCGAACGAGATCCTCCCGTCGTAAATGAGTTTTTCCAAAAATTTAAGAGGGAAATTAAACGCTCTCGCGGTTTGTGCGAACGGGACGCAATTAATTCCGAGACCCTCCAGGCGAGGGATAATCAAATCCGAATTAAATGGATCATACGCGACCGCGACGATTTCATAATCCTGGTTAATCTTTACGACCGTATCATAAATCAGATCGTAATCGATCGTTTCGGTTTGACATTCTTTAATCAGTCCGGAGCGGATCCAGGGACGGAGATCGACCCCTCCCTGGCGGAGTCGACGGTTCGGGTTTTTCGCAAATAAAAACAGGGGATAATCTTTAAACTCTCCGGTCTCCTCGTCATAAAAGAGGCAGTTTATACAAGTTAAATCCCTCGTCGACGAGAGATCCATTCCGATATAAACCTGTTTCCCTTTGAATTTCTCCAGGTCGAACGGCGTGTTAACTCTCTGCAAAACCTCCTCCGGGATCCATGCCTCCGTCCCCAGGACGAATATATTAAGGTTCTTCGTCAGGAAATTGGGTAACTGAGAGGCGACGTTTTTTCCCTGGTTATATTCGATCGTCATATCCTCCTCAGACATAATAACCCCGAGGGCGGGGTTCGCTTTTATCCAGGTCGACGGATCGTTATAATCGTCTCCCTCGTCCAGGGTGTATAACATGACCAGGAACGAGTCATCCTCGACGACCCCGTTAAGTATGTTTTTCCCGTTCTCAAACATCGTATAACAGAACGAGGGGATCTTCGTTCCGGCGGTCGATATCAAAATGACGATCGGGTTTTCCCTGGCAAGGATCCCGGATTTTACGACATTAAACAGGGCGTCGTCCGGGTGCGCGTGGATCTCGTCCAGGATACAACTCGAGGGGTTATAACCGTCGAGCCTGGTCGCCTCCGACGCGACGGTTTTCATAAACCCGCGAGAGTTGCCAAAACTAAACCGGATCATATATTGCATCGGTTTAACCCGTTTACGGAGCGCGGGAGAGTTCCGGACGATTGCTTTCGCATAATCCAGGGAGATCGTCGCCTGTTCCCTGGTCGACGCGATCAGGAGAGACTGAGGATCCGCGACGCCGTCCATAACGAGAAAGTAAAGGTTAAGAGCGACCGCGAAAACTGTTTTACTGTTTTTCCTGGCGACGAATAGGAACATATATCGGAACCGCCTCCTCCCGGTCGACCGATAATAAAAGAGAAACAGGTTCAAAATTATAAACGCCTGATATGGTATAATTTCATACTGGCGATATGAGTTTCGGATATTGATATTTAAGAGGGAGAAAAACATAAAAACGCGGCGGACGGCGTCGGGATCCTGGAGGAGATCCTCTCGTTTCTCGTCGCGTCGGAACCGTTCGACCGCGAGTTTAATCCATCGGTTTGCAACGATCCGACCGGACTCGATATCCTCCGCGTATCGGTACGCCTCCCGGAGATGACTATCCGCGTATTCATCCGGAGATCTCATGCCTGGACGACCTTCGATTTTTGGTTAAAGAGATCTCCCAGGGGATCATCCTCCTCGGGGTTAAGTTTGAGTTTTGTCCTCTCCTGGACTGTGATCCCGAGTTTAGTAAGTATGTTCCCGATCGATTTCGAGGCGGAAAGATAAACTCCGATATTCGGGTTCTGTTGGTAATACGGGGTTTTTTTCGGATCCTTAACGACGTTAATCTGTAACCCTCTTTTTTTAATATCAGATTTCGCATCGTCCGCGATCTTGATCGAGAACAGGAGTTCGTCGATCAGGATTTCGTCGGAGGGAACATAACTCTCGCGACCCTTTAACTCCTGGATAACTATCGTTTTGAGCCTGGAATATCTCGTCCCGAGTGTTGGTTTTCGTGCCATGCCTTTAAATATTGACCGCCTTAAAGGTAACGATTAACTCCGTACCAGGAGGAAACTTTCCCAGGAGTTCGATCATTATCTCCTGTATCGTCCTCTCCGGGTTGTCTGATATGAGTCCCGCCGGATCCGCTTCGGGCGTCCTGGACGGGATCTCTTTCCTGGATCCCCTGGAGGGAGACTCCGTCCTGGTCTCCGGTTCGATATCGATCCTCTCATAATCGCAAAACTTTTTATTAAGATCCTGGACGGCTCCCAGGATCGACGCGCGGATCCGGAACTCGTCGTCCAGGGGAGCGGTCATCAGTCGTTTAAATGTCGGTTCGGAGATATTCATTATCCCCTGGATCTGTTTCGCGGTTTTGGTTTTTCCGGCAATCAGATTTGAACAGATTTTCCGGAACCGAATTACATCGTCTTTCATTTTGTTTTATTTAAACTGTCACATTGTCAGTTGATAGTTAATAATTTAAACCTCTCCTCTCTCCTGTCTTAACCCCACCCCTCAAAGGTTGTCCTCGGTATGAAACGACCTGATCGCGTGGTTAGTGTGGGGGGTGTTATTTCAGAATGACCCCCCCCC